GGGTGGGACCGTTCCATGCCTCTGGGCTGTGGTTGCGAACGTGGTTCCAAGGGTTAGGCCCCACCACCTCACGCTCCGCTCCCGCCGCCTTATCAATCGCCTTGCTCACATCCAGCGACTTGGGGAAACCGCTGCCATAAACCCACGCGATCATGTCCCGAATCTCAAACCCTGCATCCTCGATGCGCACGGCCATGCGGTGCTGGGTGCGCGTGCCAGCAAACGCCAGCAGGTGCCCGCCGGGTTTCAGCACGCGCAGGCACTCGGTCCAAATTGCCACGCTTGGTACGTCGTAATCCCACTTGCGGCCCATAAAGCTCAGGCCATAAGGCGGGTCGGTCACGATGGCATCGACGCTGTTTTCGGGCAGCGTCTTCAGCACGTCCAGGCAGTCGCCCAGGTGCAGGGTGGCGTTGCCGATTTGAACGGGGGTCATCGATCACCCCTCACTGTGTACGCGTCTGCACGGCAGCTGGCGTAGGCGGCGTTGATGTCGTCGGCTTCTCGGGCGAGGCGCTGAAGTAGTTCAGATAGCTGCTCAGAAAGTAGCCCACCGGCTTCGGCTCGGTCTGTTGCACCAGCAGCGGCGGCGGCGGCAGGGTCACCCGGGGGGCGATCACCACTGCCCCCGCATTGGGCGGCTTGGAAGTTCGGGTCGCGCAGCCGCACAGCAGGGGCAGCAGAGCCAGCAGGGCCAGCAAGGGCACGCAGGCGTGCAGACAGGCCAGCAATCGTTTGGCGGTTTTGGTCATCTTCGAGGTCCTGGTTGTTTTTGGATTGATGCAGCGCCTGCTCGATCAAAAGCACGCGCTCGGTTTCTTGGGCCAGCGTGGCTGCAGCATCGGATTTGAGGCGGTTGATTTCGGCCTCATAGACGGCTTGGGCGCGGGCGTAGCCGCGTTGGTCCACATGCGCCCACAGTGCGTACAGCCCCGCCAGCACAGCGGCCACGGCCACCACGCGCCAGAACCACGGGCTTTTGAGCAGGCCCAAAATCACGGCGATCACGATGCCACCTCATAAGCGCAAATGGCCCCGGCCAGCGCCATGGCCACGCGCTCTTTGGCTTGCAAAAAGGTGTTGAGGTCGCCCAGGTTGGAGATGAAAAACATCTCGACAATCAGGCCGCCCGCCTGCACAAAGGCGAGGCGTTTGTGATGGCTTTGGGTTTGGTCGATCCACCCTGCCTCGCCGCGCAGGCGCTGGCCCGTTTCGGCTGCGATGGCGCGGGCGATGCGTTGGGCAACCGGCTTGAGGTGTGGCGGCGCGATGACTTCGACGCCCGTGGCGTGCAGGTTGGTTGCGGCGTTGCAGTGCAGCTCGACCGCCAAGTCAGTGCCTTTGATAAGCGCCAGGGCTTGTCGCAGGGGTTGGTTTTCGCCCATAGCGCCGTCACAAAAAACGGTGTGGCGCATTTGCAGCAGGCGTGCGGCCACCAAGTCGCGCATTTCCAATGCGATGGCGGCTTCGGTGTAGCCGTTGGCAACTGCGCCGGGGTCGGTGGCGCTGTGACCGGCGCTGATCAGGTATTTCATGAGTTTGTCCTGTTGTTGAAGTGCCCGCAAACGTGCAGGCCCTGAGACCAAAGATCGATACTCAATGCGAGCAAAACAGCGCACAGCCCCGCTGTAGCAAGCAGGGCGTATTGCAGGTTGCCCACGGCAGCGGAGTGCATCACGCCCACAGACGCGGCCACGCCCAGCGCAATGAGTAAGCCCACATGCCAGGGCGCAGCGCCGGGCTGCAAAAAGTTGGCGGTGCAAATCAGGTGCACCGCAGCGGCAAGGCCGAGCGCGCCCAAAAGCAAGCGGCCCAGTAAAAACTGGGCCGCTGCGGCGTCAAAAAACATCCAGCTGATTTGCGTCAAGTCAGGCATTGGTCTTCTCCTGGATTTTTTTGAGCGCCAGGGGCACGATCCACGGCCACAGGCACGACAGCACCAGAGCCATGACGTAGCCGTCTGCTAGCTTGGGGTTGATGTATTCGCCAACCGCCACCGCCGCCAAGGGGGCGACGATGCCACCCATGCAGATACTGATGGCAGCGTTGACGATGGCGTCGGGCCGCGTAGTGGGTGGGCGCTTGACGTAGACCACCGCAGCGCCAAAGCCCCCGATGATCCACGGCCAAGGGTCTGCCCCCACAAGCGTGGCCGTAGCCCCGGCTGCAAGGGCCGTGGATGCGGCTGCTGCGTTTTTGCTGCACAAGAGTGCAGCGATGATGGTGATGAGTTTTTCCATGGGCTCTCTCTAAAAAAGCGTGGTCTATGGGAGCAGGTGGCTTAGGCCCCGGTGGAAAAGAAGCTCTGCCGAAACGGCAGCCATGCGGCCGTGAGTGCAGAAATGTTTGTTTTGGTGATGGTCAGCCGCGTGCCGTTTGAAAATTCAAAGACAGTGGGAGCAAAGCCAGCGCCTTGAATCTGCGAGGCCAGAAGGATGGCAATTAGCCCCGCTTGGTCGTCTTTTGTGGCGCTGATCATGACTCCTTCAAATTCGATGCCTGCGAGTTTTGGGTCCACCGTTTTGGCAGGCTCGGGCACGTAAGCGGGCAGCTCGGGGGCTGCGATATGGGGGAAGTCGGTACGGACAAAGCCAAAGCGCTGGATCATGGAATCGTCTTCCACGGCCTTCCATTCTTTGGCTTCGTCGTCTTTTTCAAGCCGGTAGAGCGATCCGGCCAACATGGCCATGAATTGGGCATGCGCTGGCGTGCCCTGCAGGGCGTCCAGGTCGGCGCGGGTGGTAATGATGTTCACGGTGTGATCTCCAGGTGGTTTAAGAGGTTGATGGTGTCGGCGTGTTTGGCGTGGCCAAGCCATGAGGCTTTGAACTTGGCCAAGCCCTCGGCGTCTTGGTGTTTGGCAAAGTTGGCCAGCTTGCGTTTGGCGCGGGTCACAGAGTCTTTGCGCAGCAATTTGTGGCGCGGCCAGATCCGGTAGCCGCAAAAGTTGATGCCAGCGCTCACAGGCGACACATTCCAGCGGCTCAGGCGCAGGCCCATGGTTTGCCGGCTGAAGACCTCGATGTCTTCCAGCCAGTGGCGCAGCTCATACGGGTTGCTGTGCAGCACGACCACATCGTCCATGTAGCGCGTCCAGTGCTTTGCGCCCAGCGTGGTGTGGATGAATCGGTCCACCTGGCCGCCATACACGTTGGCAAAGATCTGGCTGGTGAGGCTGCCAATGGGCAGGCCGAAGCCGGTGGCGGGCACCATGGCGGCGATCAGGGCCAGCGTGCGCGGGCAGCTGATCTTGCGGCGAATCAGGCCATGTAGCACGGCGCGGTCAATGCTTGCGAAGTATTTGCTGTAATCGGTTTTTAGGAAATGCGTGGCGCCCGTGCGGCGCAGCGCCGACTGCACGTGGTTGACGGCGGCATGCGTGCCCATGCCGGTGCGACAGGCAAAGGTGCCGGGCAGAAGGGTGGCGTCAAAGATGGGGCCGATCAGGTTGACCAATGCGTGTTGCACCAGCCGGTCTTTGAAGTCCAATGCCGAGATCTGGCGCTCTTTGGGCTCATACACCGTGAAAAGCCTGAACGGGCCCTGTGTGTAGCTGCCGTCCAAAATCTCCGCGCGGATCTGCCGCAGGTTCAGTTCGTGGTATTCCTTGAACTCCAAATAGCCGTAGGTGGCCCGTTTGTTTCGGGCGGTGTTGGTGTAGGCGGCGCGCAGGTTGTCAATGTCTGCGATCTGATCAATCAGGTGCTTGTACTTTTTAGCCATGACGCGCCCCTGCAAGCCAGACGCGGGTTTCACGCCTCGCGGCGCTACTCCCCGTTTTTCTGGACCCCCAAAGGTGTTCGCCGAAGCGGGATCGAATGGCTGACCACATGATGAATGGTCGGCTCGGGGTGCCGTGACAGCCCCGAAGCGCGTTGTTTCGATTGATCATGTCCTCACAGACGAGCCGGGCACCGATGTTGCCGTTCGAGTTCCACGGGTAGTTGTTCCAGTTCGACGAGCGCGAGCCGGAGTTCGCCTCGTTGTCCCAGTTGCCGCCGAAGATCGAAGCTCTATGACCCATGCGACCCCCTGCGTTTGTGTTGGTTGATCCACGTCCCAGTCATGCGCCCCACCTCGGCGATCAGCGCTTGCGCCGTCACGCACTGGTGTTGCGTTATGCCCTTGACTTGGCCGCCCAACAAAAACCGCAGCCAAAACCGCAGAGTGGCCAAGCCAGCGTCTGCGGCGTATAGGCGAGAAATCTGGCTCGACTTCCCCGCCTCTACAAACAATCGCACCTGCCCCAACAGGCACTGCAAAAACATGTCGCGCACCACCCCGTGCTTGCGGGGCAGGTTTTGAGCGATTGGGTAGAGATACTGAATCACAGTCTCATACTTTTCAACGACGGCCATTTGGTCGAAGCTGGTGATCGTGTCGCGCTCTGGTGTCATTTAAAAATACCCAAAATACGGGGACGGGCTTTCGCCCTTTTACTCAGAAACCAAGTGGTCACAGACGAGCCGGGCACCGACGCTGCCGAACGAGTCCCACGGGTAGGCGCTCCAGTTCGACGAGCGCGAGCCGGAGGTCGCCACGTTGCCCCAGGAGCCGCCGAAGATCGGAGCGACAAGGCCGATGTCGTTCGCCAGGTAAAGCTGGCCACGGTTGCCCGCGTTGTTTTTCCAGCCCGCGGCCCCTGCGCCAGGGTAGAAGCTGAAATCGGCCCCCCACGTCCACAGAACGCCGCTGGCTTGGTTGACGCCCCAGCGGCTGACGTAGGCGCTGGCCCACGATGTCGAGATGGGGTCGGTGCCGATCGAGCTGTTTTCTGTGGTGCCATAGGCCAGCGCAGAAAACTGACCATAGGTGGGCAGGCGCTTGCCGAAGGATTGGGCGCACTCAGAGGCCTCCCACCAGTTGAGCGATGCGTAGGTGATGGAGCCGTTGCCGCCGAACTTGGTGGGGATCTTTGGGGGCGAAGAACCGTCTGCGATGGTCACGTTGAACCGGCTGCTGCCGTTGATTTGGTGGTCAACGCCCAGCAGATAGATGTCAGCCCAGAACGAATCGGCCACCAGTGTCATGCCGCGTGGGTCGGGGCAGGCGGGGCGAAACTTGACGTCCCAAAAGCTGAATTCGTTGATTTGCGCCGTGGCATTGCCGCCACCGGGTGCGCCGCTGTGCCCGCCGGGCGAGTAGTGAAAGCCGCCAATCCGGCGCGACGTGAGCACCGTGTAACCCGTGGGCGCGACAAAGCTGGCATCGGCCCGCACGGTGTTGTCTGTGCAGGCATAAATGGCGTAGTCGGTGCCCGCCGTGAGTGCAGGCATGACGATGTTGGTCTCGCTTGCAAAGTGCAGCATTCTGCCACCCACATCCACCCAAGCGCCCGCCTTGAGCGATGCGGTGGTGTTGGAATTTTTGACAAACGCCACGGTTTGCGGGTCGGCTTTAAAAAAAGCCCGTGTGGACGAGTCGTCTGGCGTGCCCAAGCGGTCTGCCACGTAGTCATAAAGCTGGCCCATGGCCGCGTTGGCCTGGGCGTTGCTCGGGGTGCCGGTTAAGTGGCTGCGTGCTGGCATGTTGCTCATGTGTGTTGCTCCAAAAAAAGTGTGTGGGTTAGTAGGCCTGGATCACGGCGTCGATCAGCCCCGGCACTTGCGCGCCAGCGGCGTTGAGCACGTAGACCATGGGGCCCAGCGTGGTGTTGGTTTTGTCGGCGTAGCGGGCGGTCACGCCGCCGTTGCCATCGGCCTGCACCGTGATCTGGATGTTCTTGATGGCCAGCAGCCCCGCAGGCACAGCCAAGCGGGTGCCGGTGGCGCTGACGGCCAGGTCGTTGGTGTTGACGGTGATGTCGGGCACGTCCAAGTTGGCTTGCAGTGTTTGCATGACTTCGGCGCCCGACCCGCCAGCGGTGGTGATGCGAAAGCGGAACGTCTCGCTGTTCACCGCGTCGGCATAGCCGGGCCAGACTGACCAGTCTTGCGGCTGACCATAAAACGGGTCGGCGTCAGGCCCATAGAAAAAGTCGCCGCCGATGCCGTAAAACGGTTCTGCGTTGTCGCGGGCATATTCAATGGTGTAGCTGCTGGCCACGATGCTGTGGCTGAGCGTAAGCCGCCCGGGGGCATTGGATATGACGTCCCACTCATACCGCATGCTCTGGCTTTGCGACAGCGCATAAAACGCGCTGGTGTCCATGCCATAAAAAGGCTCTTCGTCTGCGCCATAAAACAAGTCCGTCGCGCTGGCCACCAGTTGGCCCCCGACCACGCTGGCGTTGGTCTTGGTGCCAGGCCATGTGGTGTGCTGGGGCCAGCTGTTGACGATGTTGTCCACCAGCGCATCGCCAAGGTTGGTTGTGATGATGGCGGGATTTTCGCTTTCATTGCCTGTGTTATCGACGGCCTTGATCAAAAGCGTCACAGGGCCGTTTGGTCGGTTGACCAAGCTGTATGGGCTCTCGGTGATCACGCCCTCATGCAAAGCCATGGCTGTTGGCCACCATGTGTTTTGCCCGTGTTGGTATCGGATCTTGTAGCCCGCCAAATCGATGGCCGAAACGCCAAGCCAGCTCATGACATCGCCATTGATCGTGAAATTTTCCACATCAGGCGGCGGCAGCCTGAACATGTCGCCAGTGATGGTGTGCTGAAAGACTGCGACCTCTGGCAGCGTTTGGAGTCCGGCACCATAAAAGTTAAAGCTGGTAAATTTAAAGAAGATGGTCTTGCCGATCATCGAAACATCAAGCGGGTCGCTTTTGATGATGGCCTGGTCGATCCTCACAAACTTGGCCCCCGCCAGCTTGGTTGCGCTCTTGCTGCGGTATGCGCCACGGACAAGCCCCGTCAGGGTGTAGGCGTTGCTGCCCGTCAGACTGGCGGTTTGGTAAGCAAAAAGCTCGCCGCCCGCATCGCCGCCCACCCAGCACAGCGTGTTGAGCAGCTGAGCATCTTGCTCGGTGCCTGACAGCATCTGCCCGCCACGCCCTGTGAGGTGGACTGCAGCGGTACCGCTTGGTGCTGCGGCGAGCGATGCGGTCAGTTGACCATAGCGTGCACCACCGCGCACGGTCCCCACTTGTTTGTAAGTAAACCCATCGAGCGACGCCCACACATGGCACCCGCCCCACGAGCTGCCCGCCGGGCCAGCCGGGCCGCTGACAGCGCACCACACCTCAAGGCCAGTAGCAGTGGCCATCTCAATGGGAGGCTCAAAAAACACTGGCTCAGCCACATTGCCGGGGGCAGCGTTGTAGTCCGCAGAAAACCCCGCACCCGATTGGGTGGGGTAGAGCGTGGCGCTGGCCACGCCAAAGGGGTAATCTTCGGCCCGCACAGTCAGCAGGCCGTGTTCGTCTTCTTCGATGCTGATGACGCGCACAGGCGTGCGGTCGAGGCCCAGGCCTTCGTCTGTCAGGGTCACCAAGTCCATGGGCTCTAGCAGGCAGTACTTCCAGCCCAAACGGAACTCGTATTCATTGCGCACATACAGCGCCCTTTGCAGCAAAAGCTGCGCAACTCGGCGCGCCACAGAAGGGTCGCAGATACCGTGCATCTTGACCGGCTCTTGAGGGCGCAGGCCGTACAGCTCAATGTTGGCTTGGTCTTTGGCCTCAACGATCTCGACGTTGTAAGCGTTGGCCCGATTCAGGTATTCGATCTGCACCTGGTTGAATGCGTCAGCCGTGGTTTTGCGCTCGCAGCGCACTGGGTCTTCGGCACCGCCGGTGACGATGTAGTCGTCATCGGTCAGGTCATACAGCGGGGTGAGGTTGGGCGTGTAGGTGGCCCCGTTGCCGGTGACGGCTTCGTCGCCATAGGGCACCAGCTTGAGTTGCCCCTCGCTCCAAACGCAAGTGGAATTGCTCAGGCTGGTCAGCATGCGCAGGTGGTCACGGGCCTCTTGCTGCTCTGTAAAGGCGGGCGAGATGAACAGGCCCATGGCCCGGCAATAGGCCGAGTAGTTGGCCATACTGGCAAGCCGTGCAGGTGGGAAATTAGCCCCATATTGCACGCTGGTGAGCAGGTCATTGACCACGTCGGCCGGGTTGGCGTCCACCACGCCGCTGCCAAATTGCAGCTTGCCGTCCAGCTCGAAGCTGTGGTTGTCAATCTCAGCATTGCTGCCCAGGCTAAAAGCCGAGCTGTGCAGATGCGCGGTGCTGCTGTAGCCCAGCGCTTGCGCCGGGTGGTTGCTGCTCAAGTGCGCCCAGGCGGGCTGCCCAGCGCTGCCAGCGGCCAAAGAGAGATTCAATTGGCCAATGTTGTCAAACCGCTTTTTGGCCTGCCAAACAGACACCACGCCCCCAATGGGGCCCTCACACAAAGCCATCATGATGGCGGCCTCGTAGGTGTAGGTGGTCTCCTGCTGCGTGACGCCACCGCCACCGCCACCGCCAATGGCACCGCCTTTGCCACCGCTTTGGGTGGTGGTGGTGGTGGCAATGGCGACAAAGTCGCCGTACCAAATCAGGTTGCCGCTTACGCGGGTGCGGCCATAAACAATGGGCAGTGCCAGGCCGTAGCTGGACTGCTGCACACGCAGCGCGCCCAGACGCGGCTCGCTGGTGCTGATGGTGCCTCCGCCGCCTCCGCTCATGTTTGCTCCAGTGCGCGCAGGCGCAAGATTTTGAAAGGTCTGCTGGCCAAGCGGCCAGCGTTGAAAGGGGTTGCCACGACTTGCCGCTCGTCGCGAAAGGCGTGGATGATGTATGGCCACTCGGCGACGATGGCCCCGTGGCTGTAGCAGCGGCCCACTCGGTAGATCACCACGTCACCCGGGCGGGGGGCTTCGCCTTCGGCAATGGGGTCTGCAAAGCGCTCAAGCCAGCCCAAAAAGCGCTCTTCGCCGCTGTGCAGCATGTGGTCCATGGGGTAGGGGCGCGGGTCGATGGCAGGGATGGCCCCCACCGACGCAAACACGCGCACCAGCAGCATGGCGCAGTCCACGCCAGAGCCTTTGACGCCTCCCTCGTGGTGCCACGGGGTGCCCAGCCAGGTGTGGGCTTCGGCCAGCACTTGCTGCTGCAGATCGCTGAGCGGATGGGTGCTTGGGTCGGTCATGTGGTGGTTTCGGGGGTGGGGATGTACGGGAAACCCCTGAACCGGGGCAAGTTGTTGAACTTGTTTTGGCAAGTGGCCTGCGTTTTGTCGCAACCGGGGTACGCGGTGAACGCATCGCCCACCGTGGGCACCCGGGGCAAGGGCAGCGCAAACACAAACTGCCCGGACACGTAGGCCTTGACGGTGCGGCGCTGCCCGGCATTGGGGCCGGTGGCGAAGGTGATGACGCCCTGGTCAAACCAGCCGGACGCGGTGCCCAGGTTGCTTTGCACCCACTGGCCCGTGCCGTTGACACCGGTGACGCTGCCGGACACCGTGAAGGCCGCTTTGCTGGCCGCGCAGCCAGTGTCATACAGGGTGTGCAGGCAGCTGGCCTGGTACAAGTTGCGGGGCAGCTTGGTGTTGAGCAGCTCCAGGTTGCTTTTGATCTGGCCCTTCAGCTCGGTGCGCGTGCCCGATATGTCTGACACCCGCCCGCTGAAGAGCAGCACAGCGCCCACAGGGGGCTGCGCCCAATCGGTCAAGAAGGCGCGGTGCAGCAAGACCTGAGCACCGTCGAGCGCGCCGCTGAGCGCGGCGGGGATGAAGGGCTGGCCGTCGATCAGGTGCGCGCTGTGGGTGGTGGATGCGTGGATGGTGATGTCGAGCGTGTCCACCTCCAGGCCCAGCACGGTGCGCACTTGGCCGCGCCGAATGAGGGGGCCACTGGCGCTGAAGGTTTGGCCCCCGTGGGGAGTGTCGACGTCTGCACTGGTGTAACGCAGCACCGTGCCCGAGGCCAGCGTGATGGTGTAGAGGTCGACCATGATGAACTGGGTGCTGCTGTTCAGCAGAGCGATCAGCTCGGGGGTGTGGGTTTTCATGTGGCGTCCCGGGTGGTTTGCAGTTCGATTTTTTTGAGCGCCCACAACTGGTGCAAAAAGCGCTCGAAGTCGGCGCTGTCTTGCAAAAAGCGCACGCGGTAATAAAACTGGCCCGTCCAGGTGAGTGCGTGACCGTTTGGGGGGGGTGAGGTGAAGGTGACCAAACCGCCTGCCGACAGGGTGTAGTGCGCGCCCAGCGTTTGCACCACGCCATTGACCGCGATGCTGACTGCCCCCAAGCCCGTCAGCTCGGGGGCCAGCACGGGCTCAACAAAGCCGCCATAACTGCGCACCAGCTGAAACTGCGTGCGAACACCGTTGCCCGTGCCAAAGACTTGGCCGATGGCGGCGTTGTCTTCGGGGTCGAGGTATCGGAAGCTGTCGAAGCTGCCCCGGCGGGCGTTGAAGAAGCCCACCATGGTCTGCAGTTCGGCCAAGGCGCCGGAGCGCAAAACCTCGTAGCTGAGGCTGATCTTGTACAGCGGGGCGCTGTAGTAAGACGCCCGCAGCTCACGGCCACTGGCCGCACGCTGGATTTTGGTGGACCACATGGGGGTCTTGACAGACCCCCACTTGAGGCCGGGCATAAAAGGGAAAACGGCTTGGCTCATTGGGCTTAGCTCAGGTTTGGAATCGGTAGTCGCGGCGCATCGTGGTCAACAGCTTGGCCAGGTCGCGCTTGTGAACAAAGTCGCCACCTGTGGTGTGGATGACCACGGGCGCAGCGTCGCCGCCCTGCCCTGCACCGCCGCCCTGGGCCAGCGAGTCGCGCAGGGGGTTGGCAATGTGGGCGGGTAGCACCATTTCTTGCTCGTGCAGCTGCGTCAGGGGGTTGAGGCCACGGGGAATATCGAAGCCGCCCGAAGCGCTGGGGATGCGGGTGGTGGTGGTGGTGGTGCTACCCCCGCCGCCCATGCCACGCGAGACCATGGCCATGACCGTTGCAAACATGAGGGGGCCAGCAGCAGCCGCAAGCGCCGGACCAATGACGGGGATGGCCGCCAGCGCCGCAAAAGTACCGGAACCGGCCTGCGCGGCGTTCATGCCGCCAACAGCCATTGTTTCCCCCCCTTTGGCAGCGACTACCCCGCCCGATGCCTTGAGCTGGTTCATGATGGCCATATTCGCCATCATTTTGTAGAGCGCCGACTCGCGTATCGCACGCGCGGCCAGCATGGCCAGTGGCTTAGACACAATCTCTTGAAGAAAGACAGAAGAGATGGAGCCGTAAATGCTGGTCAGCCCCTGGCGCAGGGTTTGCGCACGGGTGAGCATGTCGGTGGCGGCACTGCTAAATGCGTTTTGCATGCCGTCGAACATGTTGCGCTCGGGACCGGCCTGTTGGGCCGTAAGCTGGTCTTTGATGCCCTTGAGTCGCTGCCTATGTTGCAGCTCAAGCTGCTCAATTTGAGCGTCGATTTGCGCTTTCCTGATCGGGTCTCTTTCCGGGTCCACTGCAGCTTGGGCCTGCTGCAAGTATTGCAGCCGGATGGCGTGCATGCGCTCTTCAAACTGCTGCTGTTGCACCAGCAGTTGCTGCTGAGTCATCTGGCCCATGGCGACTTTGTGTTGAGCGTCCATGCGGTCGAGCTCGACGTCGGCCAAGGCTTTGTCGCGGCGGCGCTGGGCCATCAGGTCATCTAACTGCAGGGTCTGCTGCACTTGCCTGCGCTTCTCATCAAGCACCTTGGCATAGGCTGCAGCAGCCTCTTTGCTTTCGGCGCCAAACATGGCCACGGTTTTGTCGTGGGCCTGTTGGGCCAAAGCGATGCGCTGGGCTAAGTTGTTTTGGGCGGCCTGCTTGCGCTGCTCAAGCTCGGTCATTTCGACTGTGAACGCGTCGTTGCGCAAGGTGCGCTCCAGGTCTCGCCATCTTTTTTCAGCGCGGGCCTTGTCCTCAGCGCTCAGTTCTGCGCGGGTGGAAACTTCTTTCCAATAAGCAGCCTCTTCGGCGCGGCTGAATTGGCGCAGCGTGCCTTCGGCTTGGGCTGCTTTTTCAAACGTCTCGATCTTCTTGGCCAGTTCGGCTTCGTAAAGAGGAATTTGAGAAAGCTCTTTCGCGGCCTTCTCTTTATCTGCAGGCTTGCCAGCTCCCTTGGAGCCAGCCGCAGCCCCCCCGAGCTTCGTCATGGGGGGGGTGCCCTTGCCGTCCTTGTCATCAATAGCCTTCTGTTCAAGCGCCTGAATCTCTTTTGCAAAAGCCAAGCGCTTGCGCGCCATGGCCAAATCCTTTTCAATTCCGCTGATAAAAATGGACTTGTCTCGTTTTTGATGCTTTTCCAGCGCGGCCTCAAGCCCAAGCACTTCTTTTTGAAGGCTGTTCACATTTTCTGAAGTGGTTTTGAAGCTGCTCATGGTGCCCATGCCATACAGCCCCGCCCAAAAGCCGCCAAAGATTTTTTGGCTCGCTGCAAATTGCTGGGTCAACCGGCCAATCACAGGCACCACACCGTCCAGGGTTTTTGCCAAGCCGTTGACCGCGCCAGTGCCTTTTTCGAACTCTTCGGCCATGGAGACAAAGGCGTTTTTGACCTTGGTCCACGCGCCGCCCACGGTGACGGGTAAATCCTTGGTTTCTTTGCGGATGTTGTCGATCTGGCCCAGCAGTGCATTGGCCACCAGGTCAGCGGTCAGCTTGCCCTCAGAGCCCCATTTGCGCAGCTCGCCAATGGACAGGCCCAATGCCGACGCCAGCGTGCGGGCCAGGGCTTGGTTGTTTTCCAAGATGCTGCGCAGCTCGTCGCCCTGCAGCACGCCGCTACCCAAGGCTTGCGCGAATTGCATGGCCGATGCAGCGGCCTCAGCCGCAGAGGCACCCGAGAGCCGGGCGGTGCTGACCAAGATTTCGCTGAGCGCAGTGGCCTCTCGCACGCCACCACCCAGCGCAGTGACGGCGGGCATGATGCGCGCAAAGGTGCCTGCCAACTCGGTGTAGGGCACCTGCAGGCTTTGGGCGACTTTGAGCAGCTCTTTTTGGGCCTCGCCAGCGGCTTCGATGCTGCCCGTGACCAGCTTGAGGCGGGCGTTGAGCAGAGTGACTTCGTCAGCCGTGCGCACAAAGTTGACCGCGCCTTGCAAGCCAACATAGGCCGCGCCGAGCTGCATGACCGCGCCGCGCAGGCCCTCGGTGACTTGGCGCAGGCCGCCCATGGCGCTGCCCACGCCCGATTGGCCGTCGCGCGCGGCGGTGACCATGCGGCGCATGGCTTGCTCAAAGGGGTTGATGTTGGCGTCAACCCGGAAGCCTGTCTGATTGACGGTCATGGTGGGGATCTCTTTCTTTTTTGGTCAGTCGAGCAGGTTGAGCATCGGGTCGGCTGGGCGGCCATCGATGGCGCGCATGCCTGCCATGCCTGCGGCCATGGCGATGTCTTGCTGGCTGCTGGGTGTGGCGGGCCGCTGGCCTGATGCCATGCGGGGGGTGGCGGGGTCGGCACCGGCTTGCAGGCCCAAGAATTGGGCGATGCGGCGCAGCTGCACGGCGGGGGGTGGGACTTCGTGCCACCACTGGCACAGGGCGAAGTAGGTGGGCAGGTCGCACTCAGAGCGGACGTGTTGCCACGTCCACCCTGTATTGCTCACGATGTGGGCGACGATGCGGTCCCAGTCGATTCCCCCAGCTTGCCGCCCTCCTGGGCGGTGGTGGTGGCTGGCTGAGCGCCGTTTTTGTCCTCAATGGCTTTGCGCATGAGGCCGCTGGTGTCCAGGCACATTTGCATCACTTCGACCACGTTTTCCAGCCCGATGTGTTGGGCCACCTCTTGGCGGGTGATTTCGGGGTAGTTGCGCAGCAGGCAAGCGTGGGCAAAGTCGGCCACAAACAGCATGTCCTTGACCGACATTTCTCGCAGCCCGGCAAAGACGGCATTGAGCTCGTCCAGGGGCTGGGCAAAGGCTTCGAGCGTGGCCAGGCTGCTGGGGGGCAAGGTGTAGGTCTTGCCCCCCAGGTCAAGGGGGATGCCCTTGACGGCGGGGGTGGTGTGGGGGGCGTTCATCGTGCTCAGTACTGGCAGATGTAGCCCACGCTGCCCGATGCGTCGGCAAAGGCTTCGGCGTCCATGTCGGTGACGGTGAAGTCGTCGCTCTTGAAGGGCAGGCTGTTTTTGCCCATCACGCAGGCGTTGAGCTTCATGACCAGCTTCTTGCCCGCGTATTCGTTGTAGAACAGCGCGCTGAATGTGGGGGTGTAGCCCATGAGGTTGTTGCTGATGGCAAACAGTTGGCTGCTGGCGTTGCTGGCCACGGCGTACTCATAGCTGATCAAGATGGCCTTGCCGGTGTCTGCAGCAGCAAAGGTGTAGACGCCTGTGCCACCGTTGAGGCTGTACTGCCCTGTGGCAGGGCTGGCTGCGACGCGGGTCAGGGGGCGGCCCGTCAGCACATCAATGACGCCCATGTTGGCGGCAAAGGTGCCGCTGTCTGGTGGCGCGATGGTGACGGTGTAGGGGCTGGCTGCCGGAACGGCGGTGGCAAAGTCGATGACTGCGGCCTTGCGAGAGGCGGTGGGCTGTGCGCCAAGCAGCAAGCTGCCCAGGATGCCAGCGTCGAAGTCGCCGGTCTTGGCCTTCCAGCTGATTTTGGCCTTGCCTCGGGCCACCGCCACGGCAAATTGCTTTTCGCCGTGCAGGGTTTTGGTTTCGTAGTCGATGTCAACCGACACGTCTTGCAAGACGGCGACGGCCACAGGTGTAGGGACCGCAATGGCGTTGCCAGCGGCGTCGGTGGTGGGCACTGCGATCAGCTTGCCTGCTCCAAAAAGTAACATGGTGGGGCTCCGGGTGGATGGACGTAAAAAAAGCCGCTGTGGGCGGCTTGGATGGGTGCTGGAGGAGGCTTACTGCGGCTGCAGCAAGCTGGACTCTTGCATGGCGAGGGTGATCTCGTAGGTGTGGGTGGCCCAGCCAGCCGTGCCGTCTGCAGACTCTTTGCGCCAGTTGCTTCGCCGCCACCGCACGCGCAGGGCTTTGCCGCCCAGCGATGGGTCTGCCATGAGCCGTGCATGCGCTGCAGCCCATATGGGCGCTGCCAGGCTGCGGGCTGAGGCTTCTCGCCCGCTGGCGTCAATGGCGCTGCGGGTGTAGATGGCCATGTCCAACTGCAAGGTGGTGCGCACGATGCTGCGAGCGGGGTGCTGTTCGCCCAGGGTGTCGGCGGCGGCGTCGGTCAGCGCGATGTGGATGGCCGGTGCGTCGTCGTGGGTGTAGGCCTGGGTGCGGTCTTCATACACACCCGTCACGCCCGGTGTGGGCGTGACGGCGGCGATGAAGGCGTCCAGCGCCTGGTCGATCAGGGTGGTCATGGGCGGGCTACCTCAAGCTGGGCACGGGTGAAGGTGCCGTCGCCTTGGCGGCGGGGCGGCTGGTTGACCCGGTAGACGGTGCCGCCGATGGTGAGAGCGGTGCCCACGGCCAGCGCGGGGGCGTCGGCGGTGGTGTATTCGATGGCGAATTGGGCGGTTTGCACCGTGTCGCCAAAGACAAGCTCTTCGGGCTGCACAAAGCCAACGATGAAGCCCATGTCACCCGGCACCTGCGTGCGGACTGCACGGGTGGTGAGGCCATGGGCTTCAAAGGTGGCAAAAAAGCCAGCGGGGTCAAACATGGCTGGCCCAACCGATCAGCGCGGCGCGCCGTGAAGCAAGACGTTGCCGGTGGGGCTGGGGTTGGCGGCCACCTCGGTGGCCACGCCCACCAGGGTGTTGCCCGAGGCGGTCGTGGTCATGAGATTGGCGGTGTCGTCCCAGTAGATTTTGTCGCCCACGTCCCAGGCTTGGGCGCTGACTTTGGGCAGGGTGAAGACGCCTTTGAGCATGCCTTCAACAGCGCCGCCATTGACGGCGGTGGTGACGGCGACGGCCACGATGGCACCGACTTTGAAGGGGTTGCCGGATGCGACAGCATACGGGGCGACCAGAGAGAGCACGTCGCCGCGCTGGACAAAGGTTTTCATGAGAATGACTCCAAAAAAAAATGAACGGGAAAACAGGGAGGGAGGCAAAACGGGGGCAGCACCAAGCCACCGCTGTGGGTGGCCTGGTGAGGCGCTTAGGCGCCTGCGTTGCGGTACAGGCCGCGATGGTCGATGGCCTTGGCCGCAAAAACGTGGCGGGCCTTGATCTCAAGACCGTCCACCTCGAAGCCTTCGCGGCGGGTGGTGAAGAGGCCGTTTTCGCCTTCGAGGTAGGCGTATTCCACGGTGTCCACGCGCGCTGGCGAGGCAGCCAGGTACCACTGCAGGCCGGTCACGCGGTTGTCCACGATCACGCTCAGGCTGGTGTTGAACGCGGGGTTGATGTCCACCGATTTGGCAGCCACGAAGTTGGCGCTGGTGAACTTGAGCGCAGCAGCTTCTTGGTCGGGGCCGACGATCAGGATCTCGGGGGCCAGGTTGAGCACGCGTTTATTGGCCCCGGTTTGCTTGCGCATGGCAGCGCGGCCTGCGCCCAGAGTCACGTCGTTGATGGCGCCTGCAGTGCCAGCCAAGTTGGCGTGGGTGGCGTGGAACAGGGCCACGCCATCGCCCATGACCGGGTTGCCCAGCAGCGCTGCGTAAACCAGGTCGCCTTCGAGCGCGGCAGCTTCTTCGGCAATCATCATGGGCAGGCGGCTGAAGGCACTTATGTCGTCGTTGATCAGCGCTTCCCAGGTGATGGCGATGATGGCACCGTATTTGGAGAGGCTGTACTTTTCAACGCTGTCACCGAAAGTGGCCATTTTGTATTCGCCGCCTTCGTTGATCTTGCTGAACTGGCTCATGCCGGACAGTTGCAGCAGCGACTTCTCGCGGAAGTCTTTGTTGGTGGACTGGCGTGCCCAGCCGGTGAAGGTGCGGGGCGCTTGCTCATACGCTGCACGCAGGCTGCGGTTGACGGTGCTGCCCAAGATGTTGGGGAAGTCACTGGTGCTGTGCATGCCTGCGTTGCGGCGGGCGTCAGCGTCCATGTTCAGGGCGGCCATGGCGATTTCGCGGCGGCTCAGGCCGTCGGCATTGCCACCAGCGGCGGCAATGCTGCGGCGGGCCATGTCCATCAGGTCCATGCCACGGAAGTTGCGGGCGGCTTCTGCGTCGACCTTGACGCCGCCGAGGTCTTTGGCACCGGGCGTGACGCGCAGCACCAAGGCATCGGACATGCGGGTGCGCAGGGTTTCGGTTTCGTCTTGCACGGTGCGAATGTCGGCCGCGCTGCGCACGCCGGCGGCTTGGCTGCGCTCGGCCAGTTTGTCGATGATTTGCCTGCGCGCTTCGTCGACCGACACGCCTGCGTCAATCAGGCGGGTGGCCAGTTCATCGGCATCAGCACCCAGAGTGCTGCGTGCGGCTTGCGCTGCAGTGCGAATCTCGGCGGCGCGGGTGCGCTCGGCCTGCATGCCCGCTTGGCGGGCGGCTTCGGCTTCGGTGGAAGATGTGGCGGTGTTGTCGCCAGGGGCTTGGGTTGCTTGAGGCATGTTTGCTCCAGAGTGGTTGAGGTTGCGGGTTTCGGCTGTGGCCACCGCCGTGGTGGTTGGGGAGGCTGCAGCGGGGGCTGCAGGCTGTTGTTCGGTGTGGGGTTGGGTGCGTGATTCGGCGCGGGTGGTGACTTCGGTCATCTCGCACGGGAAGGCGCGCAGTTCGCGGCCATCGGGCGCTTTGAAGGTGCCGCCCTCATTGCGCACGACCTGGCTGTCCATGTCAGCGGGAATCGGCACCAGCGAGACTTCCATCGGGGTCCAGCGCGTGACGCGATAAACCCACATGCCGTTTTCTTCGCCGGGGGAGACCATCTCGACCGCGTTGCGGGAGTAGCCCACAGACACGTTGCGGATGACGCCGTCTTCCAGGTCTTGCACCACGCCCTTGACGCTGTCGCGACGACTGAGCTGCGTTTGGCACACGCCCTGCCCGCCTCGAATCTCGGGCTGGTCACACACGCCAAGTTGGGCCTCCAAGTCCCACGCGTAGTGCGTGTTGAGCAGTGGGGCGCCACGCTGCAGGCGGGAGAGGTCAATCGCCGCTTCGGAGACTTCGAGCTGCTCCAGGTAGTAGCGACCATTGGCCCAGTCGTAGCGCTTGACCGGTGCGCCCGTGGTGAACACGATCTCGAAGCGAGCTGCAGGTGCAAGGCTGAGTGCGTCGCCCTCAGCGCGGGTGGCCGCGTCTGCAGGGGGCGCTTCGCGGCGCACGTTGCGCACGGCCATTTGCAAGCTGGCCAGCGGCATGTCTTGCAGGCGGGTGGCCGTGGGGTTGGGGGTGTCAGGCGCGCACGGCTGCGCGCCCGGGGCTTGTGCCTGGGGCATAGCGAGTCCTTTGGTGAGGGAGGGATGAAAGTGAAAGGCCTGTCTTGATCAGGCCAAAAGGCTTAGCCCGCTGGGGGCTATGGACATCAGTCGATCAAAAGCAGCGCACTGTCTGTGACATGCCCAAAGCGGCCAAAAATCTTGCGACCGCAGGCATGAATGAAGGCGGCGCAGAGTTCGTGGCAAAAGTATTTGTCGTCGTCTTGCCACTCTCGGTCAGGCTTGAGCGACACGCCCAAAGCGCCCTCAATGTCGTAGCGCGTGCCCACTTTGGACCGTGCCCAGGCCAAGCCTGCGGCAATGTCGGGCACATCGTATTCGCGCCGTGCCACTAGCTTTTGAGACTGCAGCACCTCTGCCAGCGGCTGGCGCACAACGCCATGCAGCATCGTGGCGTGAATGACGTGATCGCCGTCCAGGATCATGCTGTGGCTTGACCGCGCCCACTTGAAGCGGGACACGGGCAGCGCCCAGCGGATGAGCCAAGACAGGGGGTTCCACGGGCGCACACTGAAGAGGATGGTTGCTTCGGTCATGGCTCGATCCTTTCCTCGGGCAAATACCCAGCCGCAATCGGGTCAGCCACTTCGACAAGCTCTAGCGTGACTTGCCAAAACCCTAAAGGCGTACCTATAAGCACACCCGGCATTTCCGATGTGCCAACTATCTGAACGTCGGCAAGCGCCTGACCAATCTCACCGAGGTGCGGATAAATTGCGCCCCAATCTACCCAAAAAAGGGTTTGGTCAGTTGTGTGCTTGTTGAATATTTCAGACCCCCAAGCGTTGGTTACTTGTTCGGGGTTGTTTTCCGCCCGCCACGACAGCAGCGACCAAGCATTGATGGTGGCGAGCATGTCACGCTGGGCGGCGTGACGTGCTTCCTCGCTTGTCAAATGGAATTGCAAAATTTTCATGATATTCCTTTATGCTACGGTGATGCCGTAGTATTGCCCTTGGTTACGCTCAAGCGTTTGGCGGTTGGCGGTGGAGAATGCCGATGGGAATACGATAGTTTCTGAGTTATACCCATCGTAATACCACTGACTGTCACCGCGTTGACCGATGAAAAGTTGGTTCAGGGTGATCCTTCCACCTGTTGCATTATTGCCACCGTTTGCCCGAATGTTTGATTCTGTCGCAGTCGTGGTTAAGCTCACAACATAAGACTGTCCTATTGTTGGAAAGAAGCCTGTCTGCACTACTGGAACCCCTGCGTCTGGAATGTATCCCAATGAGGCATTTGGGGATCCAGTAAAGCTGCTGAATATCCCCCTTCCCGGGGTACCGCTGCCAGTCCCAATAGAATAGCGAACAGTTGGTGCTTGTGTTACGTCATTTAGCACAGATGACAAGGTAAGCTGAGAAAGTGGCAGGGATACACCACTGAAAAACGTATTTGACCCATTAAAGCGCGGCATGGGGCGTCCGTTTTGCGTCACTATCGCACCATTGCTGACAATTTGCGGCTGCAATCCTGCCGTGGTCTGCGTAGCGTTGCGCCCATTGCCTGATTGGTCATACCAAGTGGTGACAAAGCCGTTAGCTGTGTTTGCTGTTGCTACGGTTTGTTGATAAGTTTGCGCGGTCGCACCCGTATTCAGTTGCGCGCCCCAGATAATGCGGTTTTGCCCGACAGTTCTGTTTGTGCTGTTATCCGCATCGGCGGCTGTATTTATCACAGATATTGCCGTAACCGTTGACGTCGCGGTGAGCGATATACGATACCAAC